CTAGACAAACCACCGATCATATGAATTAAACCAAAACCATAAAAACCCATTCCAGGTAAAAATTTAAAATGTACAAAATAATCTATTTTAAGTTTTTGTGGATCGTCGGCTTGATAGTTTCTTCTAATTGATAATATTTGTCTGCTACCCATTTCAAGAGTTACGATGTATGGAAGTTTAATTCCTGTCATTTCTCCTGATGAGTCTTTGTCTTCAAAACCTTCTAAATCTAAATCAGTATGGATTTCTAAAATTGTAAAGATATCTTCGTCTCTAGTTTTTTTAATACCTTCTAATTCTCTTTCTTTTTTTTCTACTTCTGTTTCTTGATTGTATCCCGGTGTTAATTCTATGTCTTGATAAAAACCTGAAACTTGTTTTTTTCTTAATTCGTTTTCAGACATTTTAATTACATGAATAACAGACTCTGCATCTTCTAAAGATGTTGCAGTGTAAGGCACAACTAAATCATCGGCCGGCACAAATTTAGACACGGCTCTGCCAAGCAGTTCATCATAATAAACTTTCTTAAACGCAGAGCCGGCAAGAGGGAGATAAAAAAGCATTTGATCGAACTCGGGTTCATACTCCTTCATCACATCCATGAGCTGATAGTTCATGAATTCTTTAACTCTGTTTGATTGCTCTTCTTTAGCTCTATCTGCTAATCCAATTATTTGTGTATGCACTGGACCGGTAGCCGGTAATAATTCTTTGTAAGCTTGTGCTTGAAATTGTGTTACTGCTTCTGCAAGGACAGGGTGTGTTGCACCTGATGCTCCTTGGAAAGGTTGAGTTGGATTTTCATATTTAAAGCCTAAAAGATCTAAACCTTTTGTATAACTATCTTCCCAATCTTTTCTAGAAGATTTATATTGCTCAAAATTTGCTGCAAGTTCTGAACCTAATTTACCTAAAACATCTTCTGGTAATAATTCTGCTAAGTTATCAAAATGACTTTCTCCACCTGGTTGATTTACCGCTTCTGGATCAAAATTAATTGTTGCACTACCATCTTCTTCTTGAGTTACTTGTACATCATCAGGACCAACTGCTTCTTCAGTTGTTTTTGATTTTTCAACTACGATTTCTTCATCGCTAGGTATTTTTAATTCAGTCTCTACGTTTGGTAGGGCTTTGTCTATATCTGCCATTTATATTCTCCGAGTTCTTTATTGTTGTAGCTTGTTTTGTAGGAACATTCAACCCCTGTGAGTCTGGTCCTTTAAGTGGTGGAATTTGATTCCATTTCACGTGTTGCATATTTATCACAAGTGTTTTATTCTTCATTGAAAAACCCCCGCTTATTTCTGTAATCATCAAACATTTCATAACCACTAATACCTAATGATAATGCTAGTCCAGGTAGACCAAATCTACGTGAAACAGTTTTTAATGCACTGGGACTAATCCCAAGTCTCATCGCTTTTGCAATTCCAGGACTTTTTAAACCTCTTGACACTAATCTATCTGCATCAGCGGCAAAAGCTGGAGCAAAATAGTTAAGTGGATTAGTTGCAATCTCTCCTAACGAATCTCCTTCTTGTATTTGTTCAGCTAAATATAATGGTTCAGTTGCAAGTATTCCGAGTGGTGTTTGAGATGCAGCAAAACCTTTACCTAAAGTTTTTAATGCAGTTTTAGTTATGCCAGATTTTTTTGCACCTAACGCTCCTTTTCTCACAGCATCAATTGTTGAAGGTGCAGTAACTGCTGTACCTGCTACAGTCGCTGCTCCTAATGCTGGTAGATAAGCTTCGCCTATCGGTGCTTCTTCTACTGGTGTGTCATCTAATTGCCCTGTTACCATATCAATTAACATATTTTTTTGTTGGTCTTCGTTTGATAAATAAGTTGTTGGGTCATCATTCATAAATGTTTTAACAGCACCGGTTGCAGCAGCACCGACCGCGGCCAAGGCACCAAATTTACCGCCACGTTTTGCAAAGTTTAAAAAACCTGTTGCTGCGTTTTTAACTTTTGTAACTGCAGTGCTTGAGTCTTCGATGTTTGCAAGTTTTTGTGCAGATCCTACAGGGTCTTGTCTAATTATAGCTTCACAAGTATCAACAGGACCACCTAAAACTTTTCCAATTAAAATTCTACACGCACCTTTTGTGCCTTTAACGTTTTTTATAAAATTATTTAAATAACTTTCTGCAGCTTGCATAGTTGCTTTTTGAGTTGTTGTTTTAGTTCCAAAATAACCATCATCTAATTTCATTCTTATTGGACCAATGTCTCTATTAATTCTTTCTATTTCTAATTTAGCGTCATCTAAAGAAATTGTACCTGCGTTTATTTTTTGAGATACTTTATCAAGTTCTCTGTTTGCATATCTAAATACAGGCTCCATCTTCCACGGATTGTTTCCAATACCATCGGGGTGATGCACTTCTGTTATATTAAATCCTCTTGCCTTTGTATTTACATATTTATTGTACTCAGCTTCTGTAGGAATTACATCGGCCTTAAATTTACCCGGCTCTGCTGCAAATAATTCTGCTCTTAATAAATTAACCTTAGTTCTGTTTTTAATTGTTTCATAATTACCAGAAGTTAATCTTTTACTTCCTGTTTTAATCTGAACATCATAAGGAGCTGTAATTCTATTAAACGCCCCTTTACCAAAAACATTATCAACCTGTCCCTTAAAATTATTCCATGTAAACTCAGGTTGTCCTTGTAAAGCGGTGTCAACAAACTTAACTCTTTTCCAAGCAGGTACTCCTGCTTTGTTTGTCATTTTCCAATCTACTTTTCCTTGTTTGTTAATAGGTAGATTACCGTCTGCAAATTCTCCAACTATTTTTATTCTGTCTCCTCTATAAGATGATCGATATAAACCAGCCCAAAGTTTTTTCTCACTATTGTTACCAAATGGAAAACCACCTATCTTTGCAGATTCTTTTTCCATACCTCTAATTGCGTTTGCAAATTTTCTATAAACATTTTTACCATCAGGCCCTACTTTATTAGGATCAGGATTTGCTCTTAGCCATGCCTCACCGTTTTGAAAATTTTTAATTGTTTCTATGTTATCGGCCATAGAAAATTTTAAATTTCCAAAAGTTCTTGCAGAAATAGATTTAAGGCTAACCCCTTTGCCACCTGTGGTTAATAAATTAATTTTTTCTATTTGTTGTGGTGTTAATAATTTTTTTACGTTAATAGCATCAAACACTTTGTTAGCGGTAGGCATTCCTTTTACAGATCCAAGGTCGTTTCTATTTAAAAGATAATTTCTTAATTGAAGACCAAACGCATTGTTTTTACCAAAAATTTTATTCCATCTTTCCGGCGTAGGATCCTCTAACCATTTTTTTAATTTCTTAAAACCTTCCTCAACGCTTTTTTTATTTTGTTTTTTACTAACAGCATAACCAAGATCAAAATCATCTGGTAAACTTATTATATTATCAAAAATTTTATATTGAAGAGCCATTAGACCTCCAGGATCTTAGCTAGTCCGCCTCTGGCAAAATCCATACCTAATCTTTTTTTAATTTCTATTATTCCATCAGGAAATTCATCTGGATTTTTTAAGACCTGATTTAGCATTTTAAAATATTCTGTTTTTTCTTTACCAACTAAAGTTCTATCCATTGCAATTTCTTTAAATAGTCTTGTGATATCTTCTGCCTCTAAACCATATTTACGTAAAGCTTGGTAACCCATTTCTGTACCTTCATCTACAGACTTATTTATGTTTGCCATTTTTTTAGAAAGACCTAAAGCTTTACCAACAAGTTTACCTGAAAAATAACCAACACGTCCACCATCAGCCCTATAATCAAATTTGTCTACAAACCTTGCAGTCGTTCTATCAAACTTTGGATTGTCAGGTTTTAATCCTGCAGCGTCTTCTACACTTGTTAAAACTCTATTAGTAAAAATTAATATTTCTTCATTAGATGCATTAACTGGTAATGCTTCTGCAATCCTTGGGCCAAAATATTTTTCAACTAATATTAACGGATCACCCATAATACCACCGCCACCTTCAGTAATAAACTTTACATCTTCTGCAGATATAACATCATTTAA